TAAAAGAGGATATGCTATTTGTGATTTCAAAGTTATGTCTTGAAGAAACCCTGGATTTACTGTTGTTTTTTTACCTGTTGCACGATCAATAACGTCATAAGGTCCTAATGCGACAGCACCACCACCAGCCTGAAACATTTTACGATTCAAAAAGTTCATTAACTCTGTCCTTGTCTTGGAGCCAAAGCACCATAAGCACTAAATGCAGCACCAAGACCTGCGGCTGTTGGATCTGTTGGTAATCCGTATTGTGAACCAATCTGTGTAGATGTCTGCTGATAACCAGGTAACATAGAGCCTATTTGTCCTAAGACTCCTAACGGTCTTTGTTGTTGTCCTAGTTGTTGCTGGTAAATTCTAGATAAACCAGTCTCAGCAATACCTCTACCGATACCGCCATATCCAGCTAGCTCGCCTCTTTGACCAGCTCTAAGTCCTTCTTGAGTTGAGCCAATACCACCTATTTGACTACCGTATCCAGCTAACTGTTGTCCTAGAGCTGATGCACCTGCACCTCTTTGTTGTCCTATACCAAGCATTCCACTAGCTAAGTTTTGTCTAGCTTGTGAACCAGCAGCACCATAACCCATAAGATTAGATGCAAGTTGTTGTTGTGCTGCAAACTCATCGCCTGTAAGACCTCTTAAGGTACTTCCTAGTTGTTGTTGAGCACCTAGTCTTGAAGTGGCTAACCCAGAAAGTCCTGAAGCCGCAGCTCTTTCTGCCGCTCTTTGTCTTGCAAACTCACTAAGACCTGTTCTTTGTGCTTCGCTAAATCCTTGTTGTCTTATGCTACCTAATGCTTTTGCTAAACCTTCTCCTAGAGCTTCTCTACGCTCCTGTGCACCTAATCTTGCTCTACTACCACCAAAGGCACCAGCACTAATTTCACGGGCTCTAGAGGCTATGTCTTGCTTATCTCCAGCTTCCATAACATCTTCTATAGTTCTTTGTACTACAGCATCTTCAAAAGGATTGTAAAACTGTTGTGTTAAACCTTGATCATAACCACCTACAGTTCCTCTAAATAAATCTTCTGATTCACCTAATCTACCTCCAAATTGAGCAGTGCTACCTATAGCCTGTCTACCCAATCCACCTAAAGATCTACCAAATCTATCAGTAGCTCCTGTGGTAATACCACGTGCCTGACCAATGCCTCCTAACTCTTCACCTAAACCAGTTTGTAATTGTTGTTCAGCTATGCCGTAGTAAGGATCTCTTAGTTCTTCAGCACGTCTTGACTGATCAATTGCTTGTTCAACTAATTGTCTGTTTTGTTGTAAGAATGGTTCAAAGCCACCAAGACCAGCTACTGCTTGTTGTCTTGCTAATAGCTCTAGTGGTGTTAATCCTGCTGTTTGTTGTAGCGGTACGTCTTGACCAATGAGGTTAGCACCAGCTTGTTGTAGTTGTTGATAGAAGCCAGGTTGGTCTTGTGTACCAAAATATAATGCTCTTACTAATGGATCGTTAAGATTTTCTTGTGCCGTTTGACCTAGAAGAACAGGATCCAATGCTCCTACAGGTGCAGGCATAGACTGTATGGGATCTGTGCCTTGCTCTTCAGATATACGATTAGATGATATTAAGTCTGGTCTTATAGTTGTTGCAGACGGAGTAGGAGCAGTGGTAACTGGGTCAACTGTTGGTGTGCTAAATGCTTGAACGGGTGTATCTGGATCAAATCCATCAGCAATTAACTCTTCTCTTAATTTTTGTCGTCCTGCTAAGAATTCTGGATTATCACCAAAATATCCTGGTGCACCTGGACCAGAGATAGGCTTATTTTCCATAGTAGGCGGCGTTACGCCTGCTGAACCAATCATAGTGCCATCTGGCCCAATCATTTCTGTTGGTCTAATTCCTGGACCAAAGCCAAAGTCTTGTGGTGGTATTGGCCTTGGAGGTTTTGGTGGTGGATTGATGCCTTGATTACCTATAAGGGTTTGTAATCCTTCAATATTTGTTCTTGGATCTGGTATTCCAATTCTGTCAAAATAATCTTTGTCAAAAACTTCTTGTCCTGTTGTTGCCACAAAATCATCCAATCTAGAATCTGGTCTTCCACCTCCAGCACCACCGATTGATGGACGTGGAATTGGTCTATCATCAATACGAATTTGATCAGATATACGATTAGATGATATTAAGTCTGGTCTTATTTGTATTGGTCCACCAGGAGGTGGTGCTAGTGGCACTTGAGGTATCGGTTGTTGGCCGCCAATTGCATCTACTCTAGGCCTTAAAAAAGGATCATCGGTTGGTGGTTGTAGAGGTAGGGGTAGATCATCTCTTCGTAATATTGGTCTACCAATAGGTCTTTGTGGTGGTTTTATCACCCCTAATTGTGGTGGTGGTGCTAAAGAGCTTGGCTCTTTGATAGCAGATATTCCACCGCCAACGCCTCCTACAGATATAGGTCGTTCAAGTCTTTTGTCTTTTACTCTTTGAAGTAAACCAGCTAATCCACCTTTTCTTCTTGGTGGCATAGGTGTTTTTTGATTGATGCTTTTTCTAACAATCGGCTTCATTATTTTAGATAATAGACCCATTATGCCATTCCTATTTTGTTGAACTGCTCAAAAGTTTTCATAAGCTTATCCATGTTCTTTGCACCTTTTTGTCTGTCAGGTTTGCCGTTTGGTATTAGCTCTATGCCAGTTTCTGTCTTTGTTACTTTAAATCCACCTAAACCATTATTTGCAGCAGAAGTCATTACAAACTCACCATCACTTAACATAGCAGGTATATCATCACTTGTTCCTGTACCTGGACCTATGCTTGGACCACCCATACGCATATCTAACTCATTAGCCATTGCAGATCTACCCATGGCAAATCTAGGTCGTTCTTGTAATCCACCCATAGCTGCTTGTTTTCTGATGCCTAGGTCAAAGCCTGTAAACGTAGGAGCTGGCATTAGGTCTGGTCTTATAGATTGTCTAATGTCTTTCATGCCACCTTCTCTTTCTTTGTAAGATTCTTTTACAGCTTTACCATAAAGTGCAGCCATAGCGGCCAAACCTGGATTTATACCGCCAAACCCACCACCTTGTATTGGGTTGCCATCTGCATCTACTTGTTGGTTACCCCCAAAAGCTCTATAAATACCACCGCCTCCAGGATCAAATCCTAGCTGGTCATCCATAAATTCTTGGAATGCATTTTGCTGTCCTGGTGTGCCACTAATGAGTCTGCTTATAAAAGATTGTTGATTGGGTTGCACTGTTCCAAAATTTGGATCAAAATAATCTTCACTTCCTACGAGCTGGTCATATTCGTCCATCTGTTGTTGACCAGGACCCATGAGGTTTTTAAATAAACCTTTACCATCTTCCCCTGGCAATACGTATTCTTTTGCACCACTAAATCCTTTACCAATGTTTCCTAAAAGACCAACGCCATCATCACCTTTAAATACAAATTCTTTAGCAGATCCTAAACTTTTACCAAGATTACCTAATAGACCAACTCCATCTGAGCCTTTTGTTAAAAACTCTTTTGCATTGCCAAAGATATTTCCTGTTTTACCACCTGTATATGATTTTGCGGGTGTAAATGCTGTTATTAAGTCGCCAATACCACCCTCGCCTTTTGCTATATTAACAATAGCTTTTCCCCTGTTATACATAATTGCAGGTCCCTGCCATGGTCCAGGTATTACTGCTGCAATTGGTGCAATCTTTTTGACTACTTTTTTTACTGATTTTGCTAGTTTCTTAAAAAAACCAAACTCTGCCATACCTGTTATAGGGTTGATAGACATACCTTGACCAACAGTGTATTCGTTAGGATCTAGTCCTACTGCCATCATTTCTTTTCTAATAATTTCTTGGGTTGCTGGAGAGATAACTGGTGGTACTACCATTTCTCCTGGTGCTACGTGGGCAAGCATAGAATCTTCTCCTCTTCCTAATCCTGCTATGCCTGTGCCTGAGTTGTCTATTCTATTCATGCTCAAATTATTCCTCAATACATTTTAACCAAAATACCAGTAAGTATCTATCTCCTGATTCTACTGCAAGTCCCCTGTGCATATGAGTAAAACTCGGAAAAATTAGAGCGTGGCCTGTAGGTAAAGGCTCGACTGTACCACGTTTCAAAAACTCAGTTCCGCCACCTTTGTACTTTCCAGTGTTCAAAGGAACTACCATACTTATATCAGCACTTGCATCATGATGCCAAGCACCTTGTTTTTTATCCTTTAAATTATAGTTGGCTATTTGTATTCCACCACCGTTTACGTGTCGATTCCAAATATTCAAAAATATAGGATTACCTATAGTATATATCGTATGGAACAAGGAATGGAAGATTTCTGGGCAATTATCTTGAAAAGTTATTTCGGGTATTTGACGCAGTTCATCCTCATCTGGGTTGGGTTGAAACCCATGAAATGCCTCTAAATTTTTCATTTCATCAAGCAATATTTCGCAAAACTTTTCTGAAAAGAAAGGCACTGTGTAAACATCTTTAAGGGGTTCTTGTATAATCTTATCTAATTCAGTGTCTTTTCGTTGTGTGTCGCCTTCTTGTTTGTAGAACTCCATTATCGGTTCTACTGATTGTGATACAGCATCAAACGTATTTTTATCTATATACCAGTCAGCAGGATGCTCTAAAAGTATGTTTTTGGTTTTGTATCTTAGATCCTCTGCTGTGTTGCTCATACGTTAATTGTGGTGCTACCTGCTATATTTATAGTAACTTTACCAACACTAGAAGTCATTTCAAAGCCTTGTGGTAGCGTTCTGTCTCCAATATCTAACCACTGATTGCCTGTATATACTTGTAAAACACCAACAGTAGTGTTCCAAATAATACTACCATCATTAAATTTGAGTGTGTTTTTTTCAGGATCACTGATTTGTCTAATATTATCTAGATCTACAGCACCAAGGTTTATTTCTAGTATTCTTACTAATCTGTTGAAAATATCAGATGTGACTTGTTCAGATGCTAGTGGTAGTTGAGTCTGTAGTAGTTTGCTCATCTTCTACCATCAGGTTTTATATCTATTCGTGTTGCTCCTAATCTCCAACCAATACCAAGATTACCATCGTCAGTAGCATCATCGTCTGATTCAAACCTTAAAGCTATCTGTCTTGACCTGCTACGAACATAAGCTTGTTGTGTATCTGCACTGATGGAACTGGTTGAATTGGTTGTAAGAGGGTCACCTGGGAAGTTTCTAGTCTTAAGAACTATGTTTACATTACAGTTGTTGTCGTCTTGAATAAACTTGTAATCAGGTATAATTCGTTTGATAAAGCTAAACTGTTCACCATCACCTATATCCATGTCAGAGCTTTCTATAAATACGTTAGTCATAGGTGAACCATCGTCATCAAAACCTACTTCTTGTTGGTAAAGATAGCCACCGTTTACAGCTCTCGGGTAATTAACAATACCAGAGTCTAACCAAGCAGTTCTTGTAAGTTGACCGTAAAACCATATCTGCTCTACATAGTTGTATATTACGTATCTATCTATTTCATCTGAACTAGATGAACAATAGAACCAACCTACCTCACTTTTATCTTTAATAGTAAATGCATTTATTTTGAATGACTGTGTAAGGTTTATATCAGTAAAAACATAGTTATGTACAGAACAAGGTAGTGTTTGTACGCTACCATTGTATGTGTAAAAGTTGTTGTAACTCATCCAGTAAACACCACTAGGAGTTGTTATTGCGGCTTTTGGACCTACTAGACCTGTTCCTTCATTTATTAGATTTATACCAAAAGTAAATGGAGGACCTATAAATTGCATACTATAAAGAGCTGTATCAGTCCAAACTAATATCTCTTGTCTAGCTTTTACACCACCAATAATTGATGATCCTGAAGATAATCTTAGAGACCCTGCTGTATTAGTAGATAATGGTTCAAAATCTAAAGCATTTTCTTGATCACTAAATGCAATAAGCATAGGATCTATAGTTCCTGTTCTTGCTGAACCAGATATAGGATCACAACCTAAAACAATAAGATGTCTGTCTTTTTCTGAAGTTATAACCTGTAAACTTTTTGTTGGTACTAAATTAGCACCAGAGATACCTGATAGTTCTACAGCTCTAGCTGATAATCCATCTTCTTCAGTCCACTTGTAAATACCACCGTTTCTTTGATTTATAATTAAATCTTCACCAAAGTTATCATGAGTCCATAGTCTTAACTGATTAGTGTTGCTTAAAGATGATGTACTGCCAAAAGTTCCTAATCCCCAACCATTTATACCCCAGCCAGTTCCAGGTATATATATATCTAAGCCCACACTTACTTGGTAAGCACCAACAACTGAAGATCCACCATTTCCAGTATCTGATGAATTTGCTGTAACAGTAACACCAGAAGTATTTTTTGCTTCTATAGTATAGCTATTGTCATTGACTATAGTCGCTATCTGATACTCTTGATTTAATACATTTGAGTTTATGTTACCACCTAATGATACAGCACCTGAAAATGTTACAAAATCATTCTGAACAGCACCATGAGCAGTATCAGTTACCGTAATAGTTGCATCTCCATTGGTTGCAGAAAAAGTTACATCACCAGCAGATGTAGTAGATCGTATAGGCGTAATATCATTGAAAGCACCACCAGATTCTACATAATATTTCCAAGTTGTACCTAAACCTAAAAATTTAGTACCTTCTAAAGAAATCCATGGATGTAAAGCCCTAGCTGTGCCTAAATATGTATTAATGGTAAGTTTTTGCCAACCACCAAACTTTTCTGGTCTGCCTTTTCGAAAACGTACTAAATTACAATCAAACCAACCGCCTTCGTTATCGTAAGCTGTTCCCTCTCTGTTGATACCTGGTCTAAATGTAAGCTTCTGCAACGGCATGGTTATACCTCATGCCATTCTTTGCCTTCAAACAACAAAGATTCTGCTTCTCTTCTTCTTATAAGTCCCTGTAATACTTTGCCACCAGCTTTATTCCAGCGTTTAATTTGTGCTGGTACACCTTCATAATCTTTAGCGTTTAGAACTTTTAACAAAGTTGAGGCTTTTAAATTTGCAGGTCCTAAATTAAATACCCAAGAAACTAGTGCATCAAACTGATTTTGTTCTAGATCAACTTCTACAAGATCATTTACATATCCTTCGTATTCTTCCATTTCATGTAACAATAAATTATCAGCATCTTCTTGTTTCATTGTATCGCCTTCTTTTACATTCTTGGTAGAACCATATCCTATAGTCCATACTCCAGCTGCACATTTGTAAGCTTCAAGCTCACAACCTTCAAACTTCTTAATAAGAGCTAAACCTTCTTGTGAAATTTTCATCTTATTCTCCTTTGTTGGATGTGTTAGATGCTCCAAAATAGAACGAAATAATTGCACTAGCTAATCCTCCAAGATAACCCAAAACAAGATTTATTAAAGCTTCGGAGTTTTGTTCTGGCGGTTGTAACGTAACCAAAAATATATAACCTAAAAAGCCACCTATAGTTGCTATACCAATTATTCTTGCAGTCCAATCTTTGCTAAACATACCTCTAGCATTTTGTTTGTCTTGAGTTTCTAGTTTGAATACATCTACTTCGAGCTCTTTCATTTGAACTTCGAATTGTTGTTCAGCTTTCTTGAGTTCTAACATTTGTTCTGGTGTAGCGTTTTGTATTGCTCTTTCTATTGATTTCTGATCATTTGGTACACCCAGAACATCTGCAATCATGTTTGCAGCCATGCCTCCCATAGGTCCACCTATTGCTGTTCCTAATGTAGGGGCTACAGCACCTACTATGTTTTTAAGTAATCCCTTCATACCATCACCATATTTACTACTACTGCTATAAATAAAGCACCTAAAAAACCAAAAACACCAAAGGTAGTAGCTTTGATAGTTGAATTTATATGAGTAATTTCTTCTTTAATATCAGAAAATTCATTAAATGCGGTTTTCCAACGCTCGTGCGAAATTGTTTCTAGCTTTGTAAGTCTTGCTACTAAATCGTTTGTAGTTATTTCTTGTTTCATATTATGCAGTAGTAAATATTTTTATTTTATTCTTTTTACCTTTTACAAAAATACCATCAAGTTCTTTTAGCATTATTTGATCACTAAAGGTATCAACTTTAATGGTATCATAACCTATGACTAAATCTTCGCCAACTTCTTTAGTTGAGCTTTCAAGTCTAGCTGCTAGATTTACAGCATCTCCAATAGCTGTATAATCGAATCTAGTATCACTACCCATATTACCAACAACAGCATATCCAGTGTTTACACCCACACCTATTTCTACACCAATGTCAGCTTTTTTTATATTTTCTTGTATTTCTTTAGCACAAAGCACGGCTGCTGTTTCATGATTTGGTAAATCTATAGGAGCATTAAATATAGCCATCATGGCATCGCCAATATATTTATCTACCATTCCTCCATATTCTTTAACTGCGTTTGCTTGAATAGTTAAAGCTTTGTTCATAATCAAAGTTACCTCTTCTGGTTCTAGTCGTTCTGACATAGCAGTAAACCCACGGACATCTGTAAAGAGAAAAGTGCAATACCTTCGCTCACCACCCAAAACTAATGACTCTGGATTGTCTTGTAACTTTTTAACTTGTCTTGGATCAAGATAATGCTCAAACTGTTTTTTAATTTGTTGGCGTAATTTATACTGTTTTCTAAAGTTTAGATAGAAAGCAATAGCACCAGCAATGAATTGAGATACAAAAGTCCATGAAAAATCTATTAAATAACCTTTTTGAATGCTAAAAGCTCCTGTAAAGCCCGTAGTAAAGAGCAAAATTACAGCAAGGCTTACGCCCTTAGTTACACCAAAATAATTAATTACAAGCCACGTCAACGACACAAAAATTGTAAAAATTAAAATTTCCAACGCAAGTGCAAAATCTGGAATAAATGGAGAGTTTTCTATCAATATTGATTCAGATAGTGCAGCTTGTATTTTATGTGGTTCTAATAATCCAGTCGGTGTTGCAACTTGTGGCATGATTCCTGGAGCAGTAACACCAACAAATACAAACTTACCTGCAACATCCATTTCTTTTAATGTTGTTTGTGGTGTATCTACCCAACTGATCCATTTACGACCAAGACTATCTGTTTTAACGGGTGGTATACCTCTTACAGCTATTTCTTGTATACCAACATCATTGGTAGTAATGATGTAAGTTCGAGCTCCTGTAAGTGTTTTTAAGACTTCTGTACCAAAAGAGCTAACATAACCATCAGGAGTTTTAAGTAACAGTGGTATTCTTCTAACCAAGTTATCTATATCAACTGGTGCACTAGCAATACCTTGATTTGCATTTTCTTGTAGCACGTCTATGTTTTGTATAACGCCAGGTGTCGACATACCACCAGTATCATCGCCTTTGATAACAGTGCCTGTAGTTTTGGGATAGCTACCATTAGCATTTTCAAACATAGCTAACACAGAAGGAGCATATCCAAGGGTAGTGGCAAACACTTTATCTCCACCCATGCGATCGGCTTGTGGAAAACCTATGACCCAACCAACACCTATAGCACCTTCATTTATTAAATCTACTTGTATTTGTGCAAGTGTCCTCCTAGGAAATGGCCAACCACCTTGTTTTTCAATATCTTCTTCTGTAATGTTCAATACAACAAAATTACCAGATGGCTCTGGTGTCGTTACAAAAGCATCAAATATTTTGAGTTTAAATATTTCAGTTGGAGTGCTTTGAAATATAAGTGGCAGTGATAATACAACCAATATAGGAAAAATAAGTTTATTCATTTACTTTGGGTGATTGTAATAACACTATCACTACCTCCGTTGACTTTAATTGTATTAGAAACACCATCTTGTATCAAAATTACTGTGTAAGCATTACTACCGTTCAAGTCTAATCTAACACTTTCGCTTACATTTCTTCTAAGACTAATGACATTACCTGTAATTAAAGTGGTTATTTGTGTGTCAGGATCATTACCTATTAGAGTACCAACTATTTGTGTGCTTGTTGCTAATCTTAATTGGTCTTCTTCTTTTTCTACAGCAAGTGCATCTATTACATCTAACAAATCTTCAAGAAAGTTTACATCAAGGTAATTTATATCTAGCTCTGTGAATTCGAGTTGATCTTCGTCTAAGTAGTCTTCTGCTAAGTAATCTATATCTAAATCGTTAAAGTCAAGCAAACTGTTGGTTTGTGTGCTTGTATTTTCTTCTACAATAATTTCTTCTTCTTTTGGTGGGCTAACAATAAGCATATTATCTATAAGATCTAAAGTAAGATCTAAAATTACAGGTTTTGTAGGAGATGATTCAAACACACTTACGGTTGTTGCCTGATAAGGTTTATTCAGCAAAACAGAACCAGTGGCTGTAACAACTTCTATCTCACCACTAGATAAACCAAATTTATTTGGTAATAAAATAATAAGACTCCGGCCTAGCTCATCTACAGTGGCTGTAAAGTCAGTGCCTCTTATCGCTATATTAGCTGTTGGTGTTTTAAGTTGTATGTTTTGTTTATCTATTCTGTTTAGATTGCCTGTAATAAACCTAGCTGTGCCTAAACCAAAAGTAAGAGCCATCTTAGACTTTGATGGGTCTGGATCGTAAATATATTCATCAATAAGTAATTGTGAATGTTCGGTTAGTTTTACAGTAGACTTATCAAGAAAAGTGATAGCCATTCTGCCATCTTTTGTTATAGCCTCATCGTTGCTTTGTATAGCAAATTCTAAATTAGCTTCGTAAGATTTATCTCTTAATATTTGTGCAGAACCTCTAAGCTCAGATATATCACCTATATCAACAGCTTGTTGAGGTTCCCCCATCGTTTTGTGTGATACAAATATTACTATTAGAAGTAGTGCCTTCAATTTTTAACCAATCCCTTGCTAGTGTTGATGACTGTATAATGTTAAATGTGTTACTGCTTCCATCTAAGTCCATATAAAAATATGCTGAATCAGATGATGTATTCCCTGAATAACCACTTCCAGTAAAGTTAAAGACGTTTGAACTACCATTAATATCAACAAAATTAATAGCATTAGCATAATCAATATCTATATCAAATTGATTAGAACCACCTAATATAGTGTAGTCTAAATCAAGGTAAGATGAATCTGCATTTTCAGCTATTTTTATATCAAATTCGTTACTACTGCCAGTGACATCAATCATTAAATTAACATAATCAGCACTTATAAGTCCTGTGCTGTTAAGCAATATATCCATAACATTGCTATCACCATCAAACTCAAAAAATCCAGTAAAGTTATCGCCATCAATAGCGTCTGATCTAAATAAGTTGCTTGAACCGATTTGATTTATATCTAGTGTCATGCTTACACCATCAAGGTCAAGAGCAGTCATGGTGCCAGAAACAGCTTCGGTTCCACCAATAAGGTTAGAACTACCTAACTGTTCTAGATCTATAGATGCAGTATTTCCGTTTTGATCTATGTAAATTTCATTGTCAGCTGCAACGTGAACAAAAGAAAAAACAAGAAATAAGCACGTTAGTTTATTCTTCATCACTCGATTCTACTCCTACTTCTTCTGTTTGTAAAACCCAATAACCTTTGTCAAAACCCTGGTTAATTATCTCAAGAACACCACCTTCAATAGCTTTCATGAGGGCTATGGTAGACGATTCGTTTCTAGCGTTGCCTAACTCTATCTCTACGAGCTCTGTGTCCATTTCAATAAACCTGAATACATCATTGGTTTTACCATAACTAAATATGGTTTTTTGACTAAGAACTTCTAATAATACTTCTCCTGTTGCTACAGAAATCATGCGTAGACTTACAGTTATATTATCCTCTCTATACTGAACACTATTACCAATGCCTAGATAACGAGCTCCTGATCCACCAGATTCAAGGTTTGCTTCGTATGATATTACTGCACCTTCTATAAGTATGCCTGCAAAGAGTAATGGTGCTAATTGTTTCTTTTTTTCTTCTTCAGAAGCAAATTGCTCTCTTGCCGAACGTATAAGCTGTCTTTCTTTGGTTAAATTATCTAAACCAACTCTTTCTACAACCCTAAAAAACTGTCCGTTACCAGCGTGTTTTAAGGCTCTTATAAGTAAAGCATTAGGTTGTTGAGTTATAGCCGTACTGAACAAAGCAAACTCAGAGTTTGATTTACGTTGACCTGTTTGATCTGTGAAAGCCAAAGGATATACAGCAACAACAGGTCTAACCTTTGGTATAGGTGCGTTTTTTAATTTATCTGATTGAAGTTCCTGGATAGAAACTATGTTGTGTTGTTTAAACCTTTGCTCGTATGTATCTTCAAACTGGTCAAATATAGAGCAACTAGAAAGTAAAAGAACCAATAGGCAAAGTAATCTCGGTGACATTTCCATCAGCATCGGTTATTCGTAATGTAATAAATTGTCCATCAGATGTATATTCTATAGTATTACCTTCGAGTTCTATAGTGCCTTCCGTTTGTGGTGTTTCACCAAATAGATTATCCACTAATTGTCGTGATAGTTGTGCATAGATTCTTGATTCTAAATTACGCAAAAAACGAGCTAGTGTAGTGTTTTCTTTATCTCTTTCTATTTGTTCTTGTAGTGCTTTGATTTCTTCTTTTATTGTAAGTTTTCTGGTGTACTGCTGGTTCTCTATTGTTAAATAGTGACTAGACGTGCCAACACCACTAAAGCTAGGTGACTTAAATTTGTGAACGATCTGATCAGCCTTTATGTTTTGTACAAAAATACCAATTATTAAAATTATGCCAATAAGCACTATTGACCACAGCAATCTATCTTTTTCAAGCTGTTCTTTTTCTAATTGTTTTTTAGTCTTTTCTTTGGTCATCTCTATCAGCCTTAGCAATTTTATTGCTATCTATTAGTTGTGGCACACCTAATATTGTTTTAATTAGTGTGTCCTGGCGTATGATTTCATTATCTAAACTACGCACTCTGTCTATTAAGGCTACTAAAATACCATGCTGTGAGTCAAGTTTTGTGCCTAGACGTTCTTCTATAGACGCTATCTGTGATTCTACTTTTTCATCAACAGTGTCTAGTTTGGCTTCCATGCCATCAACAATACGTATAACCAGTTTGTATATAAACCAACCAAGACCTATTGCTGCTGCGATAGGAAATCCTACCTCTTGAATTATGGTTACTGCTGAATCCACTATGCAGGGAAAGGTCTTTTTTCTATATAAATAAAATCCATAGAAGCAGACACTGCAAGATTTGCGTTTGAGCTACTAGCTATGGCTCTTATTTCTAAATCGGTTTTTTCTGAAAACTTTATTGGGTGTTTAAACTCTTGATGAATAATATCTTGTGATAAAGCAAACTTATCTTTGACGTTAAAAACTCCGCCCTCTGGTCTTGCTACCAAGGATACTGTACCGTATTTATTAGCTACCTCAGTGTTCATGCTAATGTCGACTTCATATAAATAAGCGTTATAACCTCTAGGCACAGTCCAAAAACACATAAGCGTTTGATTATCACCTACAGCTATAGTCCCATATTTATTAGCTGGTACACCAGAAGTAACTGTACCCGTACCTGCATATATAACTCCAGCGTTTTGACCACCAGATCCTGCTGTATCGACAATCATTCTGAATACTCTTAAAAAAGATTGTGTAGTATTTACTGCTGTTTGACCATTAAGAGTAACGGATTCACTTATCTCGTCATAATTAGCATCAAGACCACTAATAGTTATGGTTCTTGCTCCAGTACCTGCTGAGGTGTCGTTTGCTGAAGAGCTAGATATTTTTAAGACTGTAGCAGAAGTTAAATAACTATATAAACCACCTTCAGCCCATACGGTTTCTAAAGAATCATCTATATCAGGATTAAAACCAAACTTAAATTGTGTTTTATGAAAAGCAACTTGTCCTCTCGATACTTGTAGTTCAAAAGGTTCTGTTGTGCCAACTCTAGATATTGATGAAACTTCTTGTGCCATTAATAATCACCCCAAACTTTGGTTTTAGTGCCTCCGTGGTATTCTACTGCATGACCTTCTTTAATTAACATCTGGCAAATATCTTTGCCATCTTCAGTATATGGTATACCTAGTATACGACCATACTTGCCTTTGCCAAGAGATTTAATTTTAAATTTACCTGTGCAAAGTTCTTTGAGTCTTTCTTTTGCGGCCAGTCCTAGCTTCTTTTCTGCTAGATCCTTGGTTCTTGATTCTGGTGTATCTATACCGTGTAGACGAACGCGTTGTTTGTGTAGCTTTACATCAAAGCCCAGATCGAGACAGCAATCAAATGTATCACCGTCTACGATCCTTTCTAATGTTGCGTTATAAACAAACGCATCAGGAGATTTAGCCACTGTTATCAGTAAAGGTTTTCTTTTTCTTTACTCTTTTTATAGTATAGGCTTCATTGACATCTGGAGTAGATTTATCGTCTGCAACATAGTGCCCTTTTTTATTCCTGGCTCTTACTTTTACTTTTTCAGTGCCAGTCATTTTGTCCCATAGTTTTGAAAAAATACCCATGTTACTTATCCTTTGCTTTCAACACATTTAGTGCACACCAGTCAATTATTTTATATAAATGACTAAACCAGTGATCATCCCGTGGAGTAGGTGTTATTGCTGCTACAACTGAAGCTATTGAAATTATAGCTGTAACCCAAGCGATTATATTTAAAGTTGTCATATACTTTCTCCTTTATTTTAATCTGTATTTTCAGATTTATTTTATTATAGTGCAAAAAAGTTTAATCGCCTATGGCTACGTCAAAAGCTAATACATATCTATCTATTTTAGGTATTCCTTTTTCAGCTTGATGATATAGCCTTGAATCAAATAAATTCCAACAATTAATTACAGGTTTTATTTTATTACTGTCGCTAAATACGGTGCCAAAATTTGTTTCAGTTAAATAAGCTATTGCTGAAATATTAAAGTTTTGACAAGTATCTGCGTGGTTATGCCTTATTGAATCTATTTTTTCGCCTGCTTTATTTAAAAACACCCAACATTTTTTATGTAAAATATTTGGCTGATAACCTAAATATTTAGATACAGTATTATCAATAGATTGATTTAGTTGTTTGTAGTCTTTGTATAGAGTTCCGTTAGATTGTATTCTTGCGTGTTCGCATTTTGGATAGTCTTTGCAACACGGGTTATTTTTAATAAAATGCCGCAGTTTTTTATGAAATTTATTAGTATTTATTTTTTTTAAAATGTCACAATAATAAGTTTCGTACATTATTGTTTAAAATATGAAGGTAATCCAATCATAGGTCTGCCATCAAATTTATTTTGTTTAGCATTTTCACCATTTGCATCGTTGTAGTGTAAAAATACTTGCCCGCAGTCTTTACCCAGAAATGGCTCACGCCAATGCTCTAAATCACAACCACGATACATAAGCATATCACCAGGTTTAAGTTTAATCTCTACACCATCTTTACCTTTTTTACCTGAAGGTTCTAAAAATATTGACCAATCATCTCCGCCTAAATTCATAGTAGTAGATATTTCGCATGAAGGTCTATCTTTATGTCGTTTAAGTTCATCACCATTTTTATAAATTCTTGCATAAGAATAAGTTTCTATAAGCTTTACACCTGATTCTTTTTCCATAATTGGTTTAACCTTTTGTAATAAAGTTTCCATAACTATATCAGCGTAATGTGAATAAGTTTCAGGTATTTGTTGGTCGTTCCAAACACCAAAGTATTCGGTAAACTGAGATATATATTTTTCATCAAATAAATGTCTTGCCACCATTCTTTTATTTAAAAAATACTGATAGCAAAAATCTGCTAATTCTTCTGATATAGCATTTTTAATTATTTGGTATTTATCTTTTTTAAAACTCATAAAAAATTTGCAACTATAACTATTCTTTTTTCATCTATATCTGGACATTCTTGATAATGTTCGAGTTTGCCGTCAAACATAATGACACTATTTTCTTTTGGATTTGAATAAAATTTTTGATTATCCTCTCCTAATACTATTGTTCTACCTTGTGAAAATTTTGTTAAATAAACTATAACGACTTTGTGAGGAAAATTTAGATCTATGTGCGGTATGCTAGATTTAACGGAACTATGTGGCGTCATGTTTATATTCATACGATACATAACTTCTAAATCTATGTTGTTAAAATCAAGTATTTCTTTCAATACAGAATAACATTCATCAAAATAGGTAGATACTCTTTCAGGTATAGCAGGAACTTGTTTGCCATAACTTTGATGTGTTGGTCTGCCCAATAAACAATGAGCAAAAAAACCCATATCTTCTTCATCTGTATCAGAAACAGTTTTATCAAGGTAATACCAAGGGAAGTTATTGCTTAATACTACATTTTTTAAATTTTTATAACTTTCTGTAACTGGGTTTTTTAGATTTTTAATCATTTATAAGGGTACCCCAAATTCCAACACACTAAGGAGTGTCTTGTCCCTTTTGTAACTGGCTTTACTCTATGCCAAACAAAAGAAGGAAAAACAATTATACTACCTTTTTCTCTAATTTCTTTACATATTCTTGGTTGGGAGCCTTTGTCTGTATTTCTAAAATCAAACTCTAAATCTCCACCTTCGTATTCTTTAGGGTCAGTGAGTGATACAGTCATACTAAGTTTTCTTTGCTTACCATGAGTATTTATATTATCTGGACTGTTGTAAGGTTCTTCACGCGAATCACAGTGCCAATCATAAAATTGTCCTTTTTTATATTCAGTAAATTGGCAAGCCTCTGACCAATCCCATTCAAAATTCCAACCAGCACTTGTATTTGCTTGATATATGTAGGGTTGAATTTCGTTATATATCCATCTGTCTGACATCCAAACAACATCAGATTTGCGTTTTTTCTGTATGTTTTTTAGTTCTGTATCAGTAAGATTATCTTTTTGAAAATTACCTGTAAGAGCTATTTCTTGATCTTGCTCTTTACCATAACGTACTATTTCATCACATATTCTTTCTGGTATAGCTGACTGAAAGTACCAGTAATACCATTTAAGATTCATTTTTTATTATTTTAATTTGTCCAAGTACCAGCTTTTACAAACTCGTAAACTTCATTTAAACCCCAAACACCAGAAGCTCCAGATACAAAATCTACTTGTGGCTCTTTAATAATCACTACGCCAGAACCACCATTGGTGCTTGATCCACTTGGTGCAGGTGTTGCTGCTCCTGCGCCTCCAGCTCCAACAGTAATAGTGTAATTTGTGCCACCGACTACAGCTAGTGTAGGTTCAGCCGAGGCACCGCCTCCAGAGCTTTCTCCTGGAACAGAACATCTATAACCACCTGCTCCTCCACCTGCTCCAAAGTTTTGGAAACCAGTAATACCATCAGACCATCCGCCACCACCACCGCCAGTATTAGCTGTACCGCTAGTGCCTGTGTAACTTTGGTTGCCTCCGTTTCCGCCACCACCAGAGCCTCCAGTACCTACTTGAATTGGACTATTTACATAATTACTTGAACCACCGCCACCGCCTGCTCTAGTTACGGGTGAGCCTGTTATTGATGATGCGACACCAGCTCCGCCATCTCCATTTTTTGTACCAATAGGAGAATTGAATGGTTGATGGTCTTGTCCTACGGCACCTGCACCACCTCCACCACCAGTAAGGTCTGTTCCTCCTGCGTTGCCTCTAATACCAGCCCCTCCATTAAAACCTTGACCAGCAGTTCCAGTACCCGCAGGACGTCTACCACCGCCACCGCCAGAACCTCCGGGTTGTTCACCGGGGTCAGGTACAAAAAAACCTGTATTACCACCACCGCCTCCAACTGTATCTACAGTTGTAATAGGAACTCCTGCTATAGAAGAAGCACCACCCCTATCTCCTACAGTACCTGTTGGAGCTACAGGGTGACCTCCACCACCACCGCCACCTGCGATAATAAGATATTGTAGTTCTTGTGTATGGGTTGCTGTGGTTAGAGTACCACTAGCATTAAAAGTGGTTATTACTTCACTTTGAGTGCTTGTTGTTGGATCATTATCTGGACCAATTATTCCACCATTACCAATTGACATAATTAAACTTGTCTCCATTCGAGACTACTTGCATTCCACGCATAGTCTGTTTCTATTTCTAAATCTCTACCTGTATAAGTTTTACCCCTCCATTCTTGTTTAGGCTCGTACCATAAAATTTCAATAGGATTAGAGTTTACTTCTGTAATATTAGGAAGAGTTACAGGTGCCTGCCAATCATCGTTAGAATCTAATGTCCAAGAATTAAAAGGTTGTGGAGCAATAAATTTATTTTTTACTGCATCATAGGTATATCCTATACCTGCATATTGTTTGCGTTGATTGCCGTTATAAGAAGTTTGTTTCCATGCAACACCATTTTCTGAGTGTGGTAAAAGATTAGCAACAAAGGTTTCAGCTTGTGATGAATAATCACCACCATTAGCATCTACATCATCGTTAGATATTACAACTACTTGGATTACTTCGTTATTGCTATCAAGTTCTGCAAAGTGAGCCATCTTCTAACTCCTTAAGCATCATCTAATATTTCGCCAGAAATTGTGTACTGTAAATCAGTAGTAGCAGTACCACGGATTCGCAATAAATCTGTTTCATCCAAATAAAGAGGTGTAGATAAAAAAGATAGTGTTGAGTCTGCTGGTACTGAAATGGTTGAGGCAATATTATAAAAATTACCACCATTATCGGTTGATATCCACATATCAATATCTGCTGCATTTGTACCATCTACGTTTGCAATTAATATTGTGTTTATTTTATAAACTTTATCAGCAGGTACATCTATAATATCTACTAAAGAAGTTGTACACACCCCATTTATTGTGAATGGTATTATGCTTGTTACATTTACTATATTTGGTGTTGCCATAATTGTCTCCTATATTACTAAAATAATAAACTAAAAGCTATAGCCCTGCCATTAGTTGCTACTCTGTTTGAATCTTCTGTTAATGCACCTGTTACATTTACGCCTGTTGATGCTGTGGCTAGTTTTGCTGAGTTGTTATGATAAAGAGATGTAGCCCCACCATCTACGAATGAAATAAAATCTTTGTCTCCTGCATTATTTTGTAAGGCAAGAAACCCTCTCATATACCCATTTGACCCATCACTAAATATGGTAGCATCTGAACCAGCACCAAATATGGCTTGTCCATTATCTCCAAGTTTTACATCGTGATTAAATGTTGCTGTACCTGCATCCGACATATCAAGGGTAAGGGCAGTTATTGCACCACCACCATCATTACCATTAAATTTTATATCTTTATCTTGCACTGCTGGTCTAATAATTACATCACTTGAAGAATTAGCTATTTCTAAAATGTTAGTTCCGCCATCGTGAAATTGAAATTCACCACCGTCTGCATCGAGTATTAAATTACCTGCTACATCTATAGTTAAATTGCCAGAAGATAAATCTATTTCAGTTCCGTCTATGGTTATATTATCTATAGACACACCTGCATCTGCTGTTACAGCACCTGTAACTCCTAATGTGCCGCCTATAGTTGCGTTACCACTACCAGCTAAAACATCTACTGTTGTAGTTCCTGCTAGGTTTAAATCGGTAAAAGCGTCTACTATTGCTGCTCCAGAACCTGCTCCGTCTGAATAAACAGCTTTTACATGGCCTGCTGGTATGGTGACATTAGAACCACTGCCTTGAGAAATAATTATATTTTGTGAGCCTGTAGTTGCGTTTTCAATAAACCACATTTTTGATACGGTGTTTGGTCCTAACGTAATAGTACAATCTGAATCAAGTGTTCCTGTGTATTTTAAAAATATTGACCTACCCGGGTCAGTAGAACCGTCTGCTATTGTGGTTGTATGAGTATCAGCGTTTGTAGTTATAGCTTCTGTACCAAAGCTAAATGCTTCTGCAATTAATTCTAGATTAGTGTTTGTACTTGTTCCCCAAGTGCCTGATTCATCACCTGTTGTTATTTCTTTTAACCTAAGATCATTTACATAAGTTGCCATGTTTGTCTCCGTTCAAATTTATTATAAGTTGTTTTTTCATAAAAGTTAAGCTACCTTTTCCCAATTTGGTGTTTGTGCATCATCTATGAGTCCCCACACTAACACATCGCTTACAAATCCTGTAGCTGAAAGTCCTGTAATATTTATATTTGCTTTACAAACTGTAGCAACTGATCCTAGGGCGGAAGTACCTGCTAAACCAGTTATAAAAACATTATTTATTGAAACGACTGTAACAGCTCCTAGTGCTGATGTTGTACCAAATCCAGAAACTGTTAAATTATTATTTGTAACAAGCGAAGTATCACCTAAAAGTCCCTCAGAAAAATCTGTAATAACAGATATATTGTTGTTTGTTGATAGGGTTGTTGTACCTAAAGCTGATGTATTAGCAAAACCATCTACAGAAATATTGTTTACGGATGTTATTGTCGGTGTTCCTAAATTTGCTGCGGCTAATTGAGTTGCAGGAGTTATATTAGCATCAGCTTGAATAAATACGCTAACAGAACCCAAAGATGCAGTTACACCACCTACTGAAGCTATAGCCTGAGCATTTACTGCTGCAACTGGAGATCCTGTTGAGCCTGCAGCGGGTGCGGTTATTTCTAAAGGTGCCGAACCTTCTCCAAAACCTAACTGGCCCCAGGTACCTCGACCCCAACCGTTTAGGAACTCAGCCATTTTAGGCTATACGTATAATCGCTGTACTTGCCGCTGCTGCTGGAAAAACTATTGTAAAATCACCTGCTGTCGATGTTTTATCACCACCAAAGTCGATAGTAGCAACAGATGCATTACTATCAGTAGAATTGTAAATCATACACCCTCTAGCAGTAACTGTAGCAGTTCCAAAAGTTAAATCAGCAAAATCTGTAAACCCAGTAGTACCACTTGAAGTAGGATCTACTCTTGTTAGGTTTGATCCACCAGAAGTGTAATTTGTACCACTTGCTTGTCCTGTAGTAGTAAAAGCAGTAGTAGTCGCACCTAGGGTAGCAGAGCTTGTGTATAAAGCTAGTTTAAATGTATCTCCGCCTGAGTTTTTAAAATTATGCACTCCTTCAAGAAGTTCTTTCTTAAAGCTTGTGGTTAATGTTGATGTTATAGCCATATTATATCCTTTTAATTATATCAGCTAACTCAGTATCTCCAGACTTAACTAATTCTTGTATAAGAGTAGCTTTATAGGATTTTAACGCATTTTTTATATAAATCAAACAAACCTTATAAATAAGTTCTTTATAGGCTCTAGCCTGTTCTTGCACATACGGATCACTAGAATCAGAAGAACTAACTATTTTCTCGGTTAATCTTTCCGCCCAAAACTCAGGTGGATGTCCACCAAAATTAGTAGTTTTAGCCTCTATGAGACCTAATCCTGGCATTCCGGCTGGTGTTATTTCATCTACCATTTTTTAGGTTCTACTGGTTTTAGGTGTGAATCGTGCCTATCGATAAGCACAGGTTCTTGTGTTTTTTTAACTATTTCTAGGTTATCTATTCGTTCTAGCTTAATGCCTTCTTCATCTACTAAAATGATATATGGGTTTTTGAGCCTGTGATAACCGTATAGTTTTTGTTCTGCTGGTACATCTGTATCTAATAAACCAGAGGTATGTGCCACTTCTACCTGCATACCTGCTGATATACATTTAGATAACCAAAACTCTACACAACCTCTACCTGCTTCAGCAAAATGTAAGTTACCTTTGTAAGAAAAATCAATACCAAACATTTTGAGATTTGCTACTTCATTCCAATAAGCAAAAGCTACTGCATAAGCAACAGTGTTGTTTAGATAATGACAATTTGAGTAATTAACCACTTCTTCTAGTGGATATTCAACTAATCCTGGACATCTATCATCTAGTTCACAGGTATAAATAGGACCTTCGTGTTCTAACAGCATTTCTTTCATGCTTTCTGTTTGACCACCAGCATCATCAGTATCTAAGAACCTAGATGCAGGATCCATCATAAACACTCTATCGTGATATATAACAGTGCCAACACCATTAATTACCCAGACTTCATCAAAGTGCACTCCGTGTGATTTTGCAAGATTATAATCAAACCAGCTTTTACCCATGCCAACGATGGCAACTGATTTACCTTTCAGACTTTCAATTTTTTTCATGTATTTTTACGATACCGGTGACCTCAAAGAATCGTACCGATATTCATCCCTCCTTCCGCGAGCTTCTGCAAGATTTTTTAATCTAGTTATTTCCAGTAAAAAGCGTTGCTCGTATTGCTGTTGCATATCGCTTTCACCCTTTAAAAATATATTAGCTTCCACTAATGAACCATATAATAAAGCATTTCTAGCGTTTTGTGAAAGCCAGGTTCCTGTAGTGTCTGTAACTAATGAATTTGGTTTATAAAGATAGTGTAATTCTACATTGTAATCTTGATCTGGTACTGGGCTTACAATAAGCGTAGAGCCATTGTCAGACGCTGTAGAAAGTTCTTTATCAAAATCTGCGTAATACAGTGGTCTACCTCTTTCTGTTGCGTCTGTAGGATCTACAGCGTATTCACGCATAAAGGTAGTATGTTTCTTATCTAAATAATGATAATCACCGTTACTATCAATAACAGCTAGTGAAAAAGACATCTTAAAATCTGTTGGTGCTGTAAGATAAGTATTACCAGTAGTTAGATTACCAGATACATTTTTACGAAAGTAATCAAGCTGTATAAGTTCAAAGATTCTGTCTTCAGCATTTTTGATAAAATCATCAAGCGTGTTAACAAATGTAGTTTCTGAGTTTTCTACATAATTTTGTATTAATGTTTTTAGCTCTGCTAGTGTCATGTAACTATTGTAACCTCACCCAATTCACCTGTCATCTTAGCTACTGTGAAGTTAGCAGGTAGTGTCGCTGGATTCATAAAATCAGGTTTAAATATATTAGAGTTGACTACCACTACAAATCCTTCACCTTCTTCATGGTCGTTATTAGGTCTAGGTTTGTATAATGCTTCAGGATCTGCTTTAGCAGTAAGTGGCTCTAGTTGTGGGTGTTTTGGCTCGTAACACTCTGAACAAACTTTAGCACCATTCCATTCTTCTCTGAGTTGACTTAACTTATATTCAAAACCACATCTATCGCATAAAGCCCGTGCAAATTTACCAAGAGCATATGCCATGTCATCTCATCCTAATATCTGGTCTGATTCTAAATGAAGCTCTGTCTTCATCCTGATCAGCAGCTCTACGGAACTCTTCTTCGTATATAGCTTTTAGTTGTGGTGTAAGTTGTGGATTTTTCTTAAGTGATAAGTAATAGGCTAAACCAGCTACAAAACAAGGATAAAATCTAAATGGCATATCCATAGTATTTGTTGCTTTATCTGCATCATCCATTCTTACAAGTTTGTTGAAAACTAATATATCAGTGCTGTTTTCAGGTGCAGGCCAGACCTTCAATGCTGGTGTTGTTAATTTATCAAAGAAGAATTGTGATGGTCTAGCCTTTGTTTCTTTGTTTGGTATGTTGATATATTCTGATCTACTAATACGATTCATGCTTATATCAGTTTGTGTTTGATTTACGGTTCTTCGTAAGACTACATCTAAAACATCAATAACATTAGAATTTAGAGAATAACTAGAAGTACCTTCAGTAACAGTCTGTGTTGCTTGTTCTATTGTCCATTGGTTTAAACCACGGTTAGCCCATTCAGCTAACATTAGATTTATAGATCTACGAGCTGTTTTTAAATCGTAACCAGTTCTAAGTTCTAGTCCACACCTTTCAAATGCTTCTTCTACAAACTCAGCTACGTTTGGTTCGAAATCTGTGCTACCTGATAATGCCATTATTTATTATCCTCTTGATTGTAAAGATTATCAAACGTAATGTTTGGATCTAAATAACTATCATGTTTTTCTGCTGAGTGAACCCACTGACTAGGTGAAAAATCAGGAGCACCTTGTCCTATTCTCCAAAGAGCAGGATTTGTAGCTCTTACTCTGTTATTTGGTAGAGCAACAAAATTACCAGTATATTCACCAGCATCCGTCAAGTATAGCACATGACTTTGTTTGTGTTGTGCAGGATCATCTGCTATTGAGTGATCTGTGTAATCTACAGTAAACATATAGGTTCCTGTGTAAAACTCACCATTAATTTTACATATCCAGGGTGAAGAACTTACACGATCTAAACTAACTACGCTGTGATGATGACTGAGACAGTCCCAGGGTTGTGCTAAATGATCTTCCATGGGCTTAGGCCATTCATCTAGTGGTATATCTGCTACAAGAGCTTGTATTGGCATTCTTGCCCACATAGCACCACCGTGTACGTTTTCATCAGGATAGCCTTCAAAATCAGTCTCACAGCCTGTAAAAACTACTTGGAATGATAATGATCTGTCGGGAATTGTATTTACAGCCATTACTAATGCGTGCAAATACTCACCGTGATAATTTTGGTGATTAGCAGTAAATTCTTTTCTAACCCAGCATTTAAACTGAGGTATGTTTGATATTAAATATGACAAGAGAAAGCCTAATTATACTTTTCCGCCTTTTGCCATATATTTAGATTTTTTCATGGGTCCACCTTTAGCCATGTATTTAGATCCTTTCATAGCTCCACCTTTGGCCATATATTTAGAACCTTTCATAGCACCACCTTTTGCAGCGTACTTACGTCCTTTAACAGCACCACCCATTGCGTAACCTTTTGTTCTTTTAAACATTTAATTCTCCTAACTTATTGTAGTTACTTTTCTACGGTTATTCATAACTTTACCACAACCTTTAGCTATGAAACCACCTCTTTGTTTTTTTACTCTATTTTGCTTTGCCATAGATTTTTCTATAGCTCTGCCTCTAGCTTCCTCGTATGAGGATAACTTACCATCTTTATTTAAGTCTGCTTTATTTTTATTCATAGGTCCTCCTCGACTTGCTGTAACTCTTGCTTTTTTTGTGTTTGCTACCACTGTTTTACCTTTTGCACCTGCACGTTTCTTTTTTCTTGCAGTTGCGGCTCTTTCTGATTTACTTAAACTTTTAGCTTTAGCTTCTGGTAAACATCTACCTGGGTTTTTTTTGTTTTTGTTTGTTCCACAATCTCCTAGAATAGAACCATCTGTGCCAATAAGTTTCCATTTTTCATCTAGCCAACCTTGTAATTGTCCCACTATCTTCTCCTATTAGCCATAACAGCACCTTGACCTCTTATAGAGACAAATCCACCTGTTGCTTTTTTCTTTCTTTTTTTACTACCTTTTGCGTAGTTTGGATCTTTACAATATTTTGATGCAGCCATGTTAGCGTATGCACTTGGATATGTATCAAAGGTTCTTTTTGCCCAGGCTTTGCCTGCTGGACATATTTTGCCACCACTTTTAGCTTTTGCCATTTAACACTTCCATCTTCTTCTTGCTTGTCTAATTCTTGAATTAGGATCGTTTCTTGTTTTTGCAGAGCTACGTTTCAGTTGCCCTAGTGATCTAGCACAATAAGATTTACGTCTTTTTGCTGCTTTAGATCCTTTTTTAACTGTACCTGTAACAGCTCCTTGAAGCTTAGAGCCAGGATTTTTTCTTCTATGTTCTTTGATGCCCTTGCGGGTCATTCCCGCCCCTTTTTTAGTGGGGCGGTAATTACCACCTTTACCTGTTGTTCTGGCTATAGGTTTTTGTTTTCTGCCTCTCGTAGTAGCCATTCATTAATAGTTTTTATTCAAAACTAAAATAATAGAGTATGTGTCTCCGCTTGTATGTCCTACAGTTGTAAAGTCAATATCACCAGTAACACCAGATCCAGCATTGTTTGGTATGCCACTAAATAAATCATAATACTCATCACCTGTGCTATCTGCTGGTAAACCAGTTAATAGTACGTTAGATGTAGCGTCAAATTCAATGTTCACACCCATGCCTCTTGTAGCCCAGTATATTCTAGCAACAGAAACAGAAGTACAAGACTCTCCTGCACTATTTGGTGTTAGTGCAGAAACGTCTACCTTTTTTACAGCCGATTCACCTGTACCATCAGATACATTAGTGAACTTTAGAACAGCAACTCTTTCACCGTCTTGAATTGTTTGTGATGTTACTGCATCTGCCATAATCTACTCCTTACGCGTCAGCGAATGGTGTTACTAAAGTTCCAGAACCAATTAATAATGAGTTATGGACTAGGTATGTTGCTGTATCAATAGCTGTTACTTGAACAACACTACCGACTATACCACCTGTAGTTGTACCGTTTAATGTAATAACATCGTTAGTAGCTGCTGGTACGAAAGCTTTTTCAACACCATCGTCTACGGCTACAAATACAGAGCCTTTAAACTTGTCAGTTCCATCAGTTTTAATATCAAGATCAGTAGCTAATGTTTCTATATAGAAATAGAAAGAAGCACCAACATTATTTAACTGATTTGGATCTGTTGGATCGCTTGGAGTTGTAGTAACAATTGAAGGTAAAGTAAATTTACCATCTGCATCATTACATAACAATATTTTTCCTGCATGAGTATCAACAGTTAATGTTGTGTCTGCTGTCAGACTAACAGTGCTGTTAACACCTGCTGTAATAAATCCTGCCAATGACTTGACTGGACCTGAGAATGTCGATTTTGCCATAATTTCCTCCTAAGGAAATAAGTTCTACTGTCTTGGCTTGTCTGCTAGGTCAGTCGGTAGAACAAGTTAATTAATCCTAGAATTAAATCATATACCTTCTTTTAGAAAAAAGAAAGGGAGCCGAAGCTCCCTTAAGAATTGTAGTTGAGTTAGAAACGCTACAATAAATCGTTCCTTAAGCCCCTTGAGAACCGTAAACGGCTCTGAAGTTTGAATAACCGAAGCTATAACGCTCTCTAGCTTTATATCTCATATTACCTGTATCGAAATCACCCTCTAATGATGTTGACATTGGAGATCTTTCAAAATACTTAAATCCATCTGGACAGTCAGTTTTAATGAAATACGCATCAGTATCTGTTAGATAGTTATTTACAACATATCCTTCAGGTAGCATACCAGTATTGCTTATAGCATTGATGTCATTGTCAGATGTGCCAACTCTACCTGGAGAGTTAAGTAATCTGTCAGCAACAAACACTAATTGTGGTGGAATAATGAGCTTTGTACCTTTAAGAGCAATATTAAGACCTCTATCATCTGTTAATGTAGAAATATTAATTAATGCGTCTTCAAGTGAAGTTTCATTAAGATCCGCCATAGTGGTAGCTCTGTTTGCTAAAGTACCGCCTCCCCCTAGAGGGTGAGCAGTGTTAATTAAAGATACGCCATCGCCACCTGCTGTACTAAACGCGTTGTTTAGAACAGCTGCTGCTTTGATCTGTTTGGTGTTAGCCATAGATCTTGCTAATGCTTTGGTATATCTTGCTCCTAGCCTGTCATACAAATTATCTTCAACTGCTTCTTCAGTTAAAGCGAATGCTAAAGCCACTGTTTCGTGGGTGTAACGAGATGTATAACCTTCGTTAGCTGTATCAAATCTGACACCGCTACCTTCAGCTTTTACTTCCGCATTACCAAACCCTACGATTAGAGTTTCTTCTTCAAACGCTCTATCAGAAGTTTCTGTTTCATAAATTTCTGTATGTTGAGCTTCGTATCTAGCATATTCCATGCCGAACAAAGCATTCAAACCTGGCTCTAATTCTTTCGCTAATTGCGATCTGTTAATTGCCATTATTTATACTCCTGTTGGATCGACATAAAAATGCTCATTAAATTTAACAATCACATTCACGTTAGCTGAACCTGTTGTACTGTTATCTGGGTCACTCGAAAAGCCCATGATTCTAAACGTAGCAGTTGTAGCTGCTGTTGTTCCAGATAGCTCCATAGCTGACATACCAGTTTTGGTAGAGCCAGAAGTATAGGAGATATCTGCGTTCAAACCGACATCAGTTTGAGCTGGAGAACCTGCACTTTGAATTTCAAATACAGCATCAGGGTCATCTATTACGAATGCAACAATATCGGACGATACAGTGCCATCAGGATAGTAAGATTTGAATACAACATCACCGTTTGAATCAGTGAATTGACATCCTCTAAACACACCTAAAGCTTCATCACCAGCAGCAGCTACTAAAATAGTACCTGTGTTGGTCATTTTTACTAAATCGCCAGAAAAAATATTCCCTGAAGCACCAGAGGCAATTTTGTATTCTGTTGTACCGCCATTAGCGACACCAGAACCTAATTTACCTACTACTCTTGCTCCAAATGGGGCATTTTTGTTAGCCATAATAAGTCACCTTATATTTGTTATTAAAATTTTGATGATCAACTACGTTGACCACCTCCAAAAGTTACTTTGCTTGACCTCTCCGGTTTTAAAATCGGTGAGTTAGGGTCAGACTCTCTAAGAAGATCATTATCCACAGCATCTTGCTGAGTTTGAGCACGTGCAGCATAGTAGGAGTTTCTCTCTTCACGCGTTTCATTAGGAATCTTTGCCAAAAGCAAACCACCACGGGCTACTACTCCTGAATGTTTGCCTTCTTGTATAGAATCAAATTTGACCTGGAAATTATCAGGTAACTCTTCTAATCTTACTAGGTCGAAACCTTCGCTTAATCTTGCAGTTACATTTTTCCTGTCTTCTTGACCTACATTTTCGGCTCTAATCCACCTGTAGGTATAACCTTCAGGGGCAGGAGGAGCGTCCAACATTGATGGCGGGCTCCATGGTTTGCGAGCTTCTTTAGTAGCTCGAGTGTCGGCAGAACGTGGTGTTCTGTTTATTTCGTTGTTATCTTTTTCAGTCATAACTATTACCTTTTAACATATTTTGCGTACTCTGTTAAGGGTACGTTTAATCTTTTTGCCATTTGAACTTCTGCTGGCGACAACTTAACTTGTCTTTTTGAGCCGGTATTACCTGCTACTCTGCCTGCCGAAGCCACCTTTTGTTGAGGCTTCGATTTAGCAGAAGACTCTTCAAACTTGTGTGGAAACTCTTGTCGCAATCTTTTATCTACTTCAGAGTAATACTCATCCGATTTAGGATCGTATCCTTCTGCAACAAGTCTTTGATCTATGGTAAAAGCAGCCAACGTCATAATTTCATCTTCACCAAACCATTTATTATTCTCTACCCACGCTTCTTGTTTTTCATCTAGCTTAGGTGGAGCCTGGTATTGTGGTGTAGGCTGTTGATAGTTTTGCTGTATGTTTTTTGATTGTTGAACGGGTTGTTGTTCTATCGCTGTTCTTGAAGAAACAATCTTATTTTCTTCTACAGCAATCTTAGCTAAAACATCTTGTGCTTTTGCAACCTTGTCATAATCTTGGTTCTCATGAGCAGATTTTAAAGCAGTCATAGCTTGTTGTTTTTGTGATTTAAGCCTATTTTCAGCTTCCATTAAATAAGATCTATCAAGATTAGAACTTCTTGTTCTAAGCTGTTCATTCTCGGCAGCAGTTCTCTTAGCATACTCGTATGCAGACTCCTGACCTCTTTCAGCTTCTCTTAATTTTCTAGTAAGCGTATTAATTCTTTTTTGTACGCTTTTAGAATAATCTTCTAATTCTTCTTCTTTTTTTGCTTCTGGTGTATCAGATATATCTTCTATTTGCTGGTCTGCTTCTTTATCGTCAGACTCCATAGGTATCTTTGTTTGTGCTTTCGCTTCTTCAACAGTTTCTATTTCAACAATCTCTCCTTCTTCTACTTCTGTTTCTTCTACAACCTTTGCATTTTCTTCAGCCATTTTTTCTCCTTATACTGCAAGAATATCGTCAGGATCTAGGATGGTAGCTATCACCTCATCATCGTTAATGATTCTGCATTCAGACTCATCACCGAGTTTGAAACGAGCACCAGCATATCTGCCTATCAATACCCATTGTTTTTCCTGACACCAAGGATGATCAAACTTGCTTGTATCCTTGTAGCAATCAGGACCCATTTTTACTACATAGCCAACGACTGTAGCTAGAGACTCTCTATCTACGGTTGATTGAACTAAGTGGATTCCTCCTTCAGTAACTGCTTTACCTTTGTAAGGTAATATAAGTATCCGCCAACCTGTAGGTTGGGGCATACGTTCTAAAAATGATTTTTCTAAAAGTGTTGGATCTAAAACCCGTGCCTCTTCTTTGACGTAGGCAACATTTTCTGCTGTTTCTTCGGTTTTAGTTTCTTCTTTTTGTTTTGTTTTTTGCTCTGCCTCTATCGACTTTGCAACATGATCAGGGACTTGTATCTTGCTCATCTTGTTGTATTTTTCCTAGCAGTTCTCTAAATATATTTTCTGCATCGGCTAGAGAACTGTAACGCCCACGCAGATATTCATACTGAGAAAAGTCTTTACACCCTGCTAACATAGCATCTTTGGTGTCCTCTCTCCTAGCTTCGAGTTCTTTTAGGAACTTGTTAGCCAGCCAAACTGGATCCATTAATAGATTCCAGAAAACTTGCCACCGAACTCGGCAGCACCCATGCCTCTAGCTTTACCTTTGCCCATACCAGGCTGAGGTTTAGTATTAGCTGAAAAAGTACCAGCTTTAGTTTTCAAAGATCCATTACCTTTGTTGCTGTAGCTGTTTTTGTTTTTCAAAACCTTGGGTGTTTTCTGTTGACTTATCTCTGTTCTTTTAATCATGGGTTTTATTATGTGTATTTATTTTTTAATTTGCAAGTTTTAATTTTTATTTTGCATATCTAACATTTTAAAACGTGCTTGCTGTTCTAACCTAGCTCTAGCAGTTTCATCACGTAGATCAGCAATATCTTCCATAGTTTCTATTCTTTCTCTATCAACATCAATACGTCTTTGTGCGTCCATAGCCTTACGTTTTTCTTCTTGTAAGAACTGTTGTTGTTCCATAGATAACTCTTGACCTTTGAGGGCAAGTTCTTGTTTTCTTATAGCAACTAATGGATCTTCGTCACTAGGATCAGCTACTTGCTGACTGTATTGGGTAATAAGCTCTGCCATAATCGGTGCAGAGAACTGTGCCAATATATCACCTGCTTGTTGCACCAACTGTTGTGCTTCAGCAGGATTTGCCTGTTGAGCTTGTTGTTGTAGTTGTTGGAACTGTTGCATAGCTTCAGGTGGCATTTGTTGTTCAGCCAAACTATCAGCTTTCATTTGTAAATGTTGCATGATATGTGAATGTATTAAAGCTTGTACCTGTGCGTTCATTTGCACCGGTGGTGTTTGTAATAAAGCAATATGCGTTGTTATATGTGCATCATGATTCTGTTGGCCAAAGGCTTGAGCCTGTTGACCTAGTAATAGTTTGTTATTTTCAAAACCTGCTTCTAGTGGGGTTGGTTCTGTCGGTGGCGGTGGAGTAAGTATCTTTTCAATATTATCTACACCTATAGCTGAGTACATTCTTTTGTAAGACTCATAAATACCGTTAGGACCATGAACATCAGGATTAGATTGAACTAATGCCATCATCTCTTGTGCCATGGCAATGCGTTGAGATTGACTAAATATATCGGGGTTGGATATAGGGAATATATCTATATTATCATCAAAATCGGATAATTTTATCGCAGCATTGCCACCAGCTACGGCATAAGGGTACTCTGGGGGAAGGTACTCCTTAAACACTTGTGCAAGTAACTTAAACTCTTTTTTCTGTGAATTGTGCAATCTTTTGTGAATAGCACTTAAAACTTTAGTGGATCTTTCTAACAAAGCTAATGTTGTGCCTACAGGTGCATTAGGATTACCTTGACCTGTATTAATTTCTGCAATAGATGCAAACTTTTTACCACCGTCTACCAATATACCTAATAGGTTTAATAAAGTTCCGCTTGGCTCTTTAAATGGTAAAGGTTGAATAGAATCTCTTAAAGATCCACCAGGAGCATCAACATCTCTGAACTCACCTGGTTGAATCGGTGTGTCTTCATCTCTAATTCTTATACCTCTAGTTTTGAAACCAGCAGGTAAATTAGCAAGGGTACCAGCGTCAATAAGCTGTCTTAGTATTGATGTAGAAGCTTTAGATAAACCACCTATCATGTGCGTTAAACCAAAACCATAAAATCCTAGTCCTGGTAAAAACTTAAAGTGAACAAAGTATTCAATCTTGTTCTTCATAGGATCTTGCTCTTGGAAGTTTCTACGGATAGATAGTATTTGGTTAGATCCTGAATCAATGGTTACGATATATGGCAGTTTTACACCCGTTAGTTCACCGTTTTCATCAGTGTCCTCAAAGCCATCAATATCTAAATTACAGTGTACTTCGTAAAGAATAGATACTTCGCCATCATCGTAAGATGGTTCCATACCTGATAATTTGTTGATTTCTTCTTTTGCTTCAGAATACATATCAGGTTCTTCACCTGTATCTATATCTATCTTGCGGTAAAAACCAATGGCTTGAAGTTTTCTTACTTCGTTCTCTGGCATTTTAACCACGTTAGTAATTCTAGGACAAGACTCTAAATCGGTGGTGTAGTAAGGAACGATTAAATCTTCAGGTGCTACAAACTTAGATACAGCTCTACCTAAGGTTTCATCGTAGTAAACTTTCTTAAATGCAGAACCTGCAAGTGGTAAGTAAAAGAGCATCTGATCTAACTCTTCATCAAACTCTTCCATCACATGAACGATTTGATAGTTCATGAAGTCTTTGACTCTTTGTGCTTGTTCTTCTACCGCAGTATCGTAAGCACCAATAACTTGTGTTTTAACGGGTCCACCAGAAGGTAATAATTCTTTGTATGCTTGTGCTTGGAAGGTTGTGACTGCTTCACCTAATAACGGATGAATAACTCCAGATGCACCTTCAAAAGGCTCAGACCTTTCATCATCAAACTTCATGCCCAAGTATTTCAAACCATCAGTATAAGTTCTTTCCCAATCCTCACGTGATGATTTGTCTCTATCAATGCCGTCTACTAGCTCGTTAGCTATTCTTCCGAGATCTGAATCGGTCATTATTTCAGCTAAATTTTCGTTGAACCCTGTTTCCATAGGTTCTTGCATATCAGCTTCTAATATTGCACTGCCATCATCTTGCAATACAAAGTCTTCCATACCAGCTTCTTCAATCGCAGCTAATGCTACTTCCATTCCCTCATCGCCTAAAGGCACTTGATTTTCTTCGTTGAGAACTGTTGGATTAATTTCTTTATCTATCGCCATTAGTAATATACCCTTCTAATTGGTGCTTTCTCCTCGTCCATATAATCATCATCCAGAGAAACTAAGCCACCCTCTCTAAATCTCATGAGGGCTTGAGTCATAGTATCACATAAATCATCATTTTTACCAAAAGGAAAAGACGCACACTCTTCAATCATTTCCTCAGCAAACTTACGTTCTGGTGCATAAACCAGGTTAGATTCAAATATAGGTGCAACTGAGTGCATCCTGGTTGATTTATCGTGTCCTCTTGTCGGTGAGTAATTAACAACAGGTATACCTAGTCTTCTAAGTTCGTGAGTAAGTGGTGTACCAGAAGCTTTGGCTTCAATCAGTGTCATGTCTGGTTCCCAATATTTATATTCGTTATAGGCTATACGTTTGAGTTCAGGAAAGTCCCATCTGCCTTTTTGTGCGTCTAACAAAATAATACAATCAGGTGAATCAGGGGTTGGTCTAAAAATACCCCATGTAGATATAGCCGAGTAGTCAGCGTTCTCTTTCTTAGAAAAAGCAGTATCGTAGCTTTGTATGATATAGCTTACTGGTGGCATAGATTCACTGTCCCAGATGTTCCACCACTCACGTTTGATAATAGAACCTTCTTCAGAAGTAGGGGTCTGCATCCACTGTGCATTCCATTTCTGTACAGGTAGTGAGGCTTTGACTTTCTCTAATTCAGATAGTTCCCAGAACTCAGGCCATAAAGCATTATTGGTTTCAGGAAAGATAGCAGGAAACTCTACAACGTCCCATTGATCAGCGTTATCTTCTTTTTGTGCATCAAGCAGTTTTGCTGTTAGATCAATAGAAGACCAGCGTGTCATCACTAGAATAATGGCTCCACCAGGTTGCAAACGCTGTCTAGGTCCAGAGGTGTACCATTCCCAACAAGATTCTAAAGCACTAGGACTCATAGCGTCTTGTTCTGAGTGTGGATCATCAATAATCAGTAGATCCGCACCACGACCTGTAATAGCACCACCGACACCAGCAGCGAAATATTCGCCTCCTTTGTTTGTTTCCCAACGACCAGCAGATTTAGAATCAGCTTGGAGTTCTACTTCGTTAAAGATACGCTTATATCTGTCGGTATCCATCATGTTTCTAACCTTACGACCAAACCTTACGGCTAATTCGCCTGTGTGAGTGGTCTGCATAATTTTACGATTCGGTTGTTTACCCATGATCCAAGCAGGAAAATAGGTCGAACAGAACTCAGATTTGGTGTGTCTAGGAGGCATATTAACGATTAAACGGTTAATTTTGCCGTTTGCTACGTCTTCAAGCTTCTTTGCAAATATCTTGTGATGTCGACCACAAATGAACTCTGGCCACATATAATTGATGTATTCTAGGAAACTTTTTTGGCATTTTGACTGTTTTTCAAGGGTTTGGAGGCGTTCTTTGAGAACCAGAGTCTCTTTTATCTCCTGATCCGATAAGTGTGCTAGGTTCATAACTCAGCTAACATCCTGTCTATTTCTACAGGTCCACCTAGTTTGAAAGCATCAATACCTTTATCTTTGATAGCTTCTTTTAATTCATCAGTAAATTTAAGGTAAGTTCCATCGTATTCGGTGTCTGTACCTTCTACTTTAGAAATCATACCCTTTTGATTAGCTCTGTTTGGTATAAGTTCGTCTAGTATCTTTTGTATTTCTTTCTCACCGCTAGTGTATTGTTGTACGATTCTCTCTGGACTACCCTCAGTTTGTGCTTGTTTATTACCTATATGCACCCCTTGTCTGCCTTTACGATAAGCGTCTAGGACTCTTGCTCTTACAGGTAGCTTCATATACTTAGAATTACCGCCATCAAAGTATGGATCTATCTTCATACCAAAGTCTTTAGCGTTTACACTGACAGCTTTCTTCAAAGCTTTAACACCGTCAGCTAATTCCAGCATAGTATCGCCTTGACTTGCTATATCGTCAAAGTAAGCTTTAGCTAAGTCTGCTGGATTATTTGGTACGTCAAAGTATTTTTGTCTTCCGCCTTCCATGGTGTAAAAGATTTCTTCTGGAGTTTTGTCTAAAGATTCAGAGAAAGGTCTGCCTGTTATACGCTCTACATCTCTAGGTGTTATATCTAGCTTATCTATACCAAAACGCAACACATCTTCATTCAATGACTCTGATATTTTATCTATGTCTACAGGAACGCCATCAGCAAGAGCTTTGTTTACTAAATCTACTTGTTTGTTGTAGTCCTTGAGCTTTCCAAGAATTACTTTTTGTTGTGCTGGATCTACGAAACCACCTCTTGAAGCAGGTGATTTACCTAGTATTTTGTTCTGTATTTTGTTTATAGCAATACGTCTGTCAAGTATTTCTTGAAGAACTGCACGTGTTTCTGCGTTGTCAGGATATATTTTATTAAGTTCTGTTCCGGGTGAGTTTAAGAAATAAAAATTTTCAGGAGTCATCTCTCTATACCCAGCTTTACCTTTACCCTGCAAAGATTTTCTAAAAGCATCATCTGCAAACTCTGTGAATGAAAACGCTCTACCGTAATCATCACCTAATTTTTGTGACATAGAGTAAAGCTTTTCATCAGGTGTAAAGTACTTACCTGGTATTCTGTTAGCTAAATCGGTGTCAGTAAATACTTTAAAAAGATCATCACCTAAGAACTTCTTAACTTTGTCCATATCGCCTTTGACAAAAGCATCTACGAAATTAGCGTCAAGGTTTCTTCCAAAAGCTCCTGCTTGCGTGCTTGAACCACCAAGCAATACTTTCATTTCTTGTGCATAACTATTACGTGCGTTATTGATATTACGTAGCTGTAGTGCATCTATGTTGCCAATAACATTCTTAGTGTCGTTAAAATCACGCACTTGTTTAGGCAGATAAGTATCAGCGACTTCTCCTTGGAAGTCTGATTGAACTCTGAAGATACTGTCAAAGTAATCACCGTCTTTAATATCTAGCTCATCAAAAGCTTTTTTTATCTCCTTACCTTTGTCTATGTATTCTGAGGAATCATCAAAACCGTAAGCAAGTGTATATCTACCTCTTGGATCGGTAGTACCAACACCATCAAATACATAAGCCTTGTTTCCTTCAGCACCGTCAGGATACTTGAGTCCACTGTAATGATCACGTTTACTTCTGTATTCTCCTGAGCCTCTAACAAAATAAACAGCTTGATTCTGTGTTTGTTGTAGATCTTCGTTAGCAAATCTAGTATCTGGTGATGCAAGGTTTTCTTTAGGAACTCCACGCATTTGAATAGCATCTCTTTGGGATCTGTCCATGTAATCGTCTAAAAATTCACGGGATACAGTTTTACGCCCTGCGGTTTCATTTAAAAACTTAGGATTGATTTCATTTGCTTCGTCTAGGATTCTTAATAATCTAAGCTCTCCTTTGGGTATGCCAGCGTTTAGTAAACGCTTGACCCACTCTTCAGGGGCTAGTTCTTGGACTTTTTTGCCTGGAGATTGTGGGTGTAAACCATTGACCCACTTTCTAGCCTTAGATCCAAGTTTTATTTGCATTTGACCTATGTTGTAGGATGTTTCATCTATACCTTTTGGTTGGAAGGGTTGCACTTCAGGAAGCTCAGGTTCTACTTTCTTAGGTGGTGCGAGCTGCAACGGCTCCTCAGTAAGGGGTTTGTCAGGGGTTGTGGGAGCGTCTACAGTTTTTGACGCAGACTTCGTTACACCTCTAGCACCTCTAAGAAATCTAAATAATGGTATTAAACTTATGCCAGATAGAGCAGAAAGACCAATATTGCCTGCTCCACCGAGAATATCGCCTTCAGCTATGTTAGTTTTAGCCCTAGCACCAAACTCTCCTACCTCATAAGCTGCAAGAGCATCACCAACGCCTGGTGATAAGCTAACAGCTATCTGGTCTACAACAGGTAAGTCTTCAAAAGTACGGTAGGCCTCACGAATGTTGCCCTCAGCTATCTTGCTGCTTATGTCTGAAAGTATCTCTTTTCTTTCAGCCATGACAGGCTATATGGATATAGAGTCTAGTATTCTAGTAATTTCGTCTTCTTGTGGTACGTTTTGAGCTTGAATACCAATCTTTTGCTGTTGTAGCTGGTCAATCATGTTAGCAACCTCTTGAGCTCTATCAAACTCTTGTGCTTCAACCAGCATATTGTAAGACTTCATAAGATTATTAATCTCGTTTTCAATTGAGAACATTTGGTTTTCTGATGATCTAGTCTCGAATCTAGGCTCGTTGTCGGACATCATTGGTGAGCCCATTCCTGCTGCAATAGTTCTATCCATATTGGATATAGTTCTGCCACTTTCTCCAAGAATGTCTCGTATATTTCTGTTAGATAGCATTTCTAACATATCTCTATCCATGTTAGACATGGTTCTTCCAGACTCACCTAACATATCTCGCATATTCCTCATATACCAAACATCTCCCTAGCCATCTCTAGTTCTTCCATAGTAATACCTACTTGATCTAGAAAAGCTTGTATTTCTTGCTCTGAGGCACCTTGGGATACCATTTGTTGTAAAATTTGTATAATTTGCATGAGGGCTTGTTTAGCCTCTTCTTGGTCAGGTTCTGCTATCTGATCCATCTCTTGTTGCAATTCCATTGGTAAACCTTGGGGTGCAGGAGTCCCTTGCATCATCATCTGTTCTGGTTGCATTACAGGTTGTACCTGCATATTCATCATATCTTCTTCCATCTGGTACCTCGTAGATAAAATCTGATATTAACATAAAAAAATAGGGAATGACTAGCATTGTGCTACAAATGTGTTTTGTTTGTGTTTGTTATTAACCTTGTGTGTGTATATATACCGTAGGTACCAATTTGTCCCCCCACCCCCCTTCAGACGCCGTTACCGACCTATTTTTGTGATCCTAAAAGAATCCTAGGCATAAAAAAAGGGACAATTAAGTCCCTTCTTTTCTCCGATTAGTTATTATTGTAGTGTGTACTGTTCAGCACTCACTGGTATTTCATCAGCTTCTAGCTGTCTCATCTCAGCATGAACTCCACCACCTTGTATGATGTGCATACCATTGATGATTAGACTTTGACAATCAGTCTCTATGGCTTTGCCAACGACCCTTTCGCCAGTCTCATCGTATAAGTTTATTTCTATCTTCATAATAACCTCCTATTGGTTTTGTTTAAAAGATAATTCATTTTAAGCTATTGGTTACATTTTGTCTACTCTTTTATGAAACTTTCTTTCGCTTCCTAATTCATAGATGAACAACCCTTTCCTGGTCAGGTAGCCGGGCATTCTTTGGATGAAGTCTTGGGCTTGTGCTTCGCACTCTTTTAAAGTGGAACCCCAAACCCGAGCTGTCCCGAGATGGCAGT